TTTACGGCGGCGACGTCGTGGGCGCCCAGATCACTGGTGGTGTTGACCTTCTTGGTCTCGCCGGCACTGATGCGGGTGGTCCTTACAACTTGCGCAATGGTTATTCTTCGGCTACAGGCAGTACAACCGGCGCGTGGAACGTTGTTTTCTCCGGTACTCTGGGGAGCAACGGTGGTTGGTCCGGAAACCTTGTAGAGGGATCCCTCGACCAGATCATGCCTCAGTCCCAGGTGGACAAGATTTTGCGTTTCGACCCTGATCTCGTTTCTGGTTCTGACTTCGTTATCGGCCAGAAGCTTATTCCGGCCGCGTCGCAGTTCAATCTGCGTGACCTCTCGGCTCTTGCTCTGACGGCATCTAACACGGTCAATCTGACTCTGGTCAGCCGGCTTACGACGATGAGTTCCTCGAACGAGACCGGTGTGAAGGCCGATATTGCTGACGGCTCGGCTAACATCTTTGCGGTGTTCGTGGGTGCCACAGCCGCTGCGACCCCAGTGGGTCTTAGCTCTAGTGTCCTTAATGCTCAGGGAACCTTCCCGATTACGGATAACTTCCGTGCGGTGGGTACCGCAATTGGTGCCATCGAAGGTGCGGCGACGTGGGCTCTTGAAGGCAATGATTCGATCCCCGAGATCGACATCAAGGTCGACAGTGTTGCCGTGACCGCGGTTACCAAGAAGCTCAAGGCCAAGTGGACTCCGGAGTTAGGACAGGATCTTAACGCCTACCACAACCTTGATGCCGAGGTCGAGCTTACTCAGATTCTGTCTGAGCAGATCGCTCTCGAAATCGATCGCGAGATTCTTGAGGATCTCGTCGCCGGCTCTAGCGCTGGTGTTCGTTACTGGTCCCGACACCCGGGTCAGTTCCTCAACCGCGAGACGGGTGCTATTTCCAGCGTGACGCAGGACTTCACCGGTAACGTGAGTGAGTGGTATGAGACCCTCATTGAGACTATCAATGATGTGTCAGCACAGATCCATCGCAAAACTCTGCGTGGGGCTGCTAACTTCGTCGTTTGTTCGCCTGAAGTTGCCAACCTGCTTGAGTTCACTGCTGGTTTCCGTGCCAATGTGACTGCTGATAGCGACCGCGGCGACGCGGGTGCTGTTAAGGTCGGTTCGCTTTCGAAGAAGTTCGACGTTCTCGTCGATCCTTACTTCCCGCGTAATCTGCTCCTTGTGGGCCGTCGTGGAAGTAGCTTCCTTGAGAGTGGCTATGTGTATGCACCTTATGTGCCGCTGCAGACCACTCCGACGATCTTCGGTGTTGAAGACTTCGTGCCTCGCAAGGGCGTGATGACTCGATATGCCAAGAAGATGGTTCGTCCTGATATGTATGGGCTTGTTATTGTCCGCGGTCTGGAAAACTAGACTAGCATACTCGACGTAAGGTCAAAATAGTTAAAGCCCCGTCTCTTTGAGGCGGGGCTTTCTATTTAGTAATAGCTTCATAGAGGAACGTATATGGCTCTCCCAAAATTAAATCCGGCCTCGACCACAAACATCAATGTACTGCCCGCTACGGGGAGCACTACAAGTGTATCCGCTACACTGCCTTTCGGGATTTATTCATCGGCGGCATTTCTATCTGGCGCCGCCGATCAAGTGTCCTACACATATAAGAAGCTGGGTGGGGATGTATTAGATATTGAATTAGCCGAGGGGAATGTATATTCGGCCTATGAAGAGGCTGTCCTTGAATATTCCTATATTATCAACCTGCACCAGTCGAAAAACAGTCTTTCGGACTTCCTTGGTGCGGCCACAGCCTCATTCGACCAAGATGGCCAAATTATAGCCGGTCACGCCCTCTCTGGATCCGATATAGAACTACGCTACCCGCGCTTTGATTATGGATATATTCGGCGCGTTTCTCAAGCCATCTCGCACGATGCCGGCATGTCCGGTAAACTACCCATATACTCGGGGTCTCTCAATATGCAGCCCGGTAAACAGGATTACGACCTTCAGGCGATCTTATCGGCCTCTTCTCTTACCGAGAACAGCGCGCTTTTCTTTGGCCGTGTTCAAGACAAGCGCGTGATAGTACGAAAGGTGTTTTTTAAAACTCCGCGGGCTATGTGGCGCTTTTACGGCTACTACGGGGGTTTTTCCGTGGTTGGTAACTTACGCACCTATGGTCAATACGCCGACGATTCTACTTTTGAAATTGTTCCCGCATGGCAGAATAAACTCCAGGCCATGGCCTATGAAGACGCCTTGTGGACCCGCATTTCCCACTATTCCTATGAGATATTAGACAACAGACTACGTCTATTCCCTCGTCCTGACAGCACGAGCCCTCAAAAGTTTTGGGTACAGTTCAGTATTGAGCATGATTATGAGCCGTGGGAGGAAAATCCTCGAGGGAAAGACGGAATTAGGGGAGTCAACAACTTAAACACACTGCCCTTTAATAATCTTCCCTACAATAAGATTAATTCTATTGGAAAGCAGTGGATTCGACGCTTCGCTTTAGCATTAACCAAAGAAATGCTAGGTCAAATCCGCGGTAAATTTGCCGTTGTCCCCATCCCGGGAGAGTCGGTCACCCTAAATCATGCCGCGTTGCTGGGAGAAGCAAAATCTGAGCAGGATTCACTGCGGCTGGAGCTCAAGGAAATCTTAAATGAACTCACATACGACAAGCTCGCTGCTACCGACGCTGGACTCCAGGATTCGGCCAAGAAAGTGCTGGAGAATGTTCCCGCCGGCATCTACGTAGGGTAGGTGACCACTAATGCCCACAACTAAGCGACGTCAAAAGCGAAGTAAACGTACTCAAGAACAAATTCAGGACACTGAAGCCACAAAATATAATTATGTGGGTAATAAAGGTGTCGAAAAGAAATTGCATGAGATTGAATTCATGCCTTCGACACTGGAAACCATCGATGGCGCAATGCTGCGCTTCATTGACGAAGAGTTAAATCTCTCAGTGACGAGCAATGCTGGCTTTAAGAAGGTTCCGGTACTCTGGGTAACGGCCGAGAGGGCATACCAGCTAAAACATAATAAAGATCTCAGAGACTCAGAAGAAACGCTCATTCTGCCGCTCTTAACGGTGAATCGATCGAATGTAACCAAGGAGCCGGACTTCCGTGGCAGTGTATATGCCAACCTATATCCGGCCCCAGGGCCGGCCGGCGGCACTATTACAGTTGCCCGACAGATTAGCCCGAAGAAGACAGCAGAGTTTCAAAATGCATTTTCGCGACGCCGCTATGGGGTTAATAAGAAGGTAGCGGGCAAGATGCTAAACACCAATAAACGCAATATGTCCACTCAACGTGCTGTTTACGAGACAATTACCATGCCTCTGCCTGTCTGGGTCAAGGTGGCATATGAAATTACAGCACGTACCGAATACCAGCAGCAGTTGAATGAGCTTGTCACGCCCTTCTTTACCGTTCCGGGCAACTCCCGGACCCCCAAACGTATCCACAATGAAGGTCATTTTTATGAGGTTTTTATTCAAGGATCCTTCTCGGATGGGTCTAATAAAGCCGATATCGGAATGGCTCAACGCAACTATGAAACCAGTATTAATATCGAGGTTTTAGGGTATCTGATGGGAGAGGACGCAAATGCGGAGAAACCCAAAATCGTGCGCCGTCAAAATGCAGTGGAATTTAGGTTTGCTCGGGAAAGAACAATCTTCGGCGATATACCCAGCAACATTAAAGATGGATTTTATAGAGAATAATACCATTGCTACTATTTAACACTATTTACTTTTGAACATTTTCAGTGTATAGGAGAACCTAACGAATGTCGATTAAAAATTATAGATTTGTTTCCCCGGGAGTTTTTGTTAACGAGATTGACAATTCTCAAATCCCTGCTTCTCCCGCAGGCATCGGCCCGGTTATTATTGGCAGAGCCGCAAAAGGTCCTGCATTACGTCCCACCCGCGTTGACTCATTTGAAGAGTTCGTGAGCGTCTTCGGCGCGCCAGCACCCGGCGGCGCCGGCGGCGACGTCTGGCGCACCGGTAACGACACGACTGCGACCACCTACGGTGCATACGCAGCCCAAGCTTATCTTCGTAATAGTTCTCCCATAACTTACATTCGACTACTTGGCACCCAGGCCGATGGTTTCACGGCGAATTCCGGAGAGGCCGGCTGGGACAAGAAAAACGCTTGGGGTCTCCTTGTAGGTGAAGCCCCTGGCAATGCCGGCGGCCAGCGCCCCTGGCGCCAAGGCGGCTTTGATTTTGTCCTCGCGGGTATTATATATGCTCCTGAAGGCGTCTCAGTTGCTCTGAGTGGAAACGTCGCGCTCACCGGTGCTGCCGCCCCAACGATCGGCGGAGCCGGCGTCCAAGGATCAAGCTGGATTGTGGCTGACACCGGAACGGCGAAGCAGTTTAAGATTGTTATGACTGGTTCCGGCCCCGGCGCCGGCGGAAGTACCACTAGTGTCGTCAACTTCGATCGTACAAGTAGTCGGTACATCCGAAAGGTCTTGAACACCAACCCGCAGTTAACGAACGCCGGCATCACAGATGCATCGAACCGTTTAAACTACTGGCTTGGTGAGACATTTGATCGCCACTTGGCCTCGAACATCACTGGCTCCACTACCTGGGGCGCTGTTGTTCGTATCAACAACACCGCCGGCGCCGCCAACGGCTCTGCCGGAAATCACCAAGCATCCCTACAGTCCGCACAGACGCCGCAGATTATTGCCTGTCGTACAAGCAATAATCCATCATCCCGACCCCTCTTTAAGTTCGTTGCCCTCTCCCAGCCCGGAGAGTGGAGCAATAGAAACCTCAAAATTTCCATTCAGGATATCAAGAGATCTCCAGACAACGATAGTGACTATGGGACATTCTCGGTCGTCGTCCGTCACCTCCGTGACTCAGATAACGTCGTCCGCGTTATAGAGCAATTTAACAATTGCGATCTGAATCCTGACTCCTTAAATTATATCGGCCGCAAAATTGGAACACGGTATACTACGTGGGACGCTACGGAACGCCGCTACGTGGCCAAAGGCGACTGGGACAATATTTCTCAGTATATTCGAGTCGACATTAGTTCCGACGTCGCCGCAGGCCTCACATCCGCTGATCTACTTCCCTTCGGTTTCCAAGGCATCGTAAAGTATGCCGACGATCTGACCATCACGGCTGCCACTGCGGCGTCCACATGGCTTACAGGATCCACCGATTATGATCACCCGACACCGGACATCACCCCCGGCGGTACGCTTCTTCGCACCGCCGGCGGCGCCGCAGGCTGCTCGGCTGCTGTATTCTACCCGGCCCCAGAACTCCGCGTCTCGGCGTCTCAGGGCAACTTGCCCGCTAGCACCGATGCCTACTTCGGATACCAGACTACAACGACCGCCGGCGGATCTGTGTTTGCTCCATCCAACATCGATCTCTTGCGCCCACGTGGTGCGATCGTGGCCTCCATGTTCGGCACGGACGCTTCAACAGAGCGCTCGATCACTTTCACGCTCGATGATATATCGGGATCGCAGGGTAGCTGGATCAGTGGGTCGTTTACTAAGTTAACCCGACCGACCGCTGGTGGCGGTCAGTCGCTCACACGCGTCGACGGTCTAGTAGCCGGCGTCCTTGACGCAGGCTTCGACCGCTTCACGGTCCCCATGTACGGTGGATTCGATGGCACAGACATCACTGAGATGGACGCCTTCGCAAACCGCAATCTTAGTGGCGCCCCCACCGACAAAACGAATTATGTTTTTAACTCGATACGTCAGGCAATTGATTCGGTTGCAGATCCCGAAGTGGTGGAAATGAACATGGCATCTATTCCCGGGCTTACGCAAGAGGGTCTCACCACCAATCTCGTACGCCTTTGTGAATCTCGTGCGGACGCCTTGGCCGTTATCGACCTCCCGGACGCATTCCAGCCCCGCGAGGAAGGCTCCGCCATCGACCGGCTTAACACTCAGAGCACAATCAATACCATCGTCAATGGGCTGCGCACGCGTAACCTCAATTCGTCGTATGGTTGTGCCTATTATCCCTGGCTTAGAGCCCGCGACACCATCAATGGCGCCTTTATTTGGGTACCCCCCTCTGTGGCTGCTATTGGTACCTTCTCGAGCTCACAGCGCAAGACACAGGTCTGGTTCGCACCAGCCGGTTTCAACCGCGGTGGGCTTACTGAGGGCTCTGCGGGTATCCCGGTGGTGGACGTTGCCCATCAGCTTCGCCGCAAGGACCGTGATGACCTGTACGCCTCGAATGTTAACCCCATTGCTAAGTTCCCCAACGAAGGCATTGTAATCTTCGGTCAGAAGACCCTCCAGGTTACTCCTTCCGCGTTGGACCGCATCAATGTACGTCGCCTGATGATCTTCGTTAAGAAGCGCATCTCGCAGATCGCATCGCGGCTCCTCTTCGATCCCAATGTGCAGCAGACATGGTTGCGCTTTAAGGGTCAAGTGGATCCCTTCTTGGCTAACGTGAAGACAAACTTTGGTTTGTCGGATTATAAGGTGGTTCTCGACGAGACCACCACCACCCCGGACCTCGTAGATCAGAACATTATGTATGCGAAGATCTTCCTGAAGCCCACCCGTGCTATTGAATACATTGCGATTGATTTCAATATCACACGAACCGGAGCATCGTTTGATGATTAATCCATCAAGGTCCGGTTTGTTTTGGCGAATGAGACTAATTAAACTAGATATAGCAGGAGACTTATAACAATGCCATTTTGGACAAGCGCACTATCAGAGCCTAGGAGAGCACATCGCTTTCTACTTACGCTCCCCAATCTTGTTAGCACCGTAGAGGGCTATCAATATGAACAATATCTTGCTAAGCTGGCCGGAAAGCCTTCGTACTCGATTACGGAAGTTTCCCATAAGTTCTTG